AGGGCTCAATTCGTGATCGTAGAGCAAAAGATCTTGCAGCAATGCGCGAAGATTTCATTATTAAACTTGGTGAGAATGAAGCTTGGCGTGATGACTGGTTAGATACTGACGGATCTAAAACTGGTCGTGTAATTCGTGGTCTTGAAAGAATATTAGACGATAAAAAGTTTATGGAAGCCAATGGTAATAATCCTACTTGGAAATCTGTTGCTTTATACATTCAATTAAGAGATCAAGTTGCTGATCAATTATCACAACGTAAAGTTAAATCTTTAGGTGCTAAAGCTAACATAAGAATTGCTCAAGCATTTGATGCAGCAGTTGGACAATTAAAACAACAAGATATTGGATTTAGTGATCTTTATGATAGATTCTTATCTAATGATCTTGTTTATGACAAATTTACAGTGGGTGAATAATGGCAAAATATACCGAAGCTGAGATTATTCAGATTCTGCGTGATGCAGATATTCCTGAAAAAGATATTCCTTTAATGATTGCTATTGCTATGGCTGAATCCAAAGGTGATTCTGATGCTGTTGGTGATGTAAAATTAGCTAATGATAAATGGGATGCAAGCATCGGTTTATTTCAAGTTCGCAGTTTAAAAAATCCTGAAAAGTATTCTAAAGCAGATAAATTAAGAATCAAAAACAAATTGTTTGATCCTGTTTATAATGCTAAAGTTGCTTATGAAATTAGTAAAAAGGGTAAAGACTGGTCTCCTTGGTCAACTTATAATGACGATAGTTACAAAGAGTTTTTACCAAGCAAAAGTTCTCGTTCACAAATTAGAATTGCCGGTGGCGGCAGAGGAAAAGGTAAACCAATAATTATGGCTGCTTCTGGCTCAACCCCTAGCATGGGTTCCGATAAAGATTTAAAAGAACTTCAAAATAATCTTAGAGATGCTCAATCTACATTAAAAGATTACGAAAGCAAAATCAAACGTGCTAATAAAGAAGGCGTTACTGCTGAATCCATTGCTAACCAAAAAGAACTTATTGATGATATTAAAACAAAGATTGATACTCGCAAAAAAGAACTTACTCCTGGCCGCGAGACTATTGAGCAATTAAAAGAAAAGACAGCGCAAAAAGCAGAAGAAAAAGCTCTTCAAAGATCAGCTGATGCTGTGTCCGAATATGAAAGATTAAAAGCTGCTTCTGAGGCTGGCGAAAAGGTTTATACAGGCCTTGCTGGTAATAGACCTGTTATGCAGTACGTTACTGACGATATGCTTAATAAAGCAAAAGAACGTGCTACAGAAGTTGAACCTAGTGTAGCATTAGAAACCCCAACTCCTCAAACATCTGCATATGTAAATCCAAGTCTAACAACTAATTTTGATGGTTCCCCAAAACCAGTAATTGCTAAAGGTTTTGGTGAATCAGTTTACCTTGGCGACTTTGAATCATTTAACGAAATACCATATCCTTCTATTAGTGGAACAACTGAAACAAGAAAAAAATATACTTCTGGTGGACTTACTAATGTTATTCAAGATCTTGAAGAGCTTAAAAGAATGTGGTTTAATACCGATCCTAAAGCTCAAGCTTTAGTTCAAAAATTTAAAGATTTATATGCCTCAAAGGGTAAAGTTGCAACTCAAGGAGACTGGGAATCAGCTTTAGATGACACAGCTGCTGTCAATATGGACAACCCTACTCAAACTCTTTGGGTAACTGCAGAAAATCAAATTAATGGTGGCGGAGGCGGTACAGGTACTGGTCCTTCTGCTAAAGAACTTAAAAACAGACGTGAAGCAATTAAGCTTCTTGCAACAGAACTTGGTGTAGAACTTACTGATGGTCAAGTTAATTCACTTGGCTACGATTATGCTAATGGCAATATTGATGCAACAACTGTTAGATCACGTATTGCTGCAACAGGTAATATTAACTTTGCTACCGGCGAAGCCGCCAAAACTATTGATTCATTAAAAGCAACTGCTGCTTCTTATGGTGTATCTTATGATCCTTCTTGGTATACTCAATCAGCTAAAGACATCCTTACAGGTAAAATTGATAATGATACTTTAACTCAACAACTTAAAGAACTAGCTAAATCACGTTATCCTTCACTAGCTAAACAAATTGATTCAGGATACACCGTTAAACAGATTGCTTCACCATATTTGCAATCTATGGCTAACATTCTTGAAATTAACCCTAATGATATTACTATGGAAGACCCTACAATTAAGCAAGCATTTACTTCACTTAACGCTGATGGTCAACCTTCAACTAAAGCTTTATGGCAGTTTGAACAAGATTTAAAACAAGATCCTCGTTGGAGATTTACTAAGAATGCTCAAACTGATCTTATGGGAACGGCTCGTAAAGTCCTTCAAGACTTTGGATTGGTTTACTAATGGCAACTAATGCAAGCAATAAAGCGTATTTAGAAAAACGTATTGCTGAAGCAAAAAAAGCAGGACTTGATGTTTCTAAAGTATCTATTCCTAAAACTATTAACGAAACTACATTAGTTAAACTTGACGATCAAATAAATAAAATTCTTTACCCTTCAGGTCAATACGGCGTAACTGGTACTGCAGCGCCGGTAATTGATCCTGCAACTGCAGCTGCTAACGCTGCAAGGGATGCTGCTGCTGCAAGGGATGCTGCTACAACTCAACAACAACGTACTGACTGGACTGAACAGTTATCAATCCTTTTCAAAAACTATGGTCTTGAAACATTAGCACCAAAGATTAAAGAATTTGTTCAACAAGGTTATTCGCCAGATACTGTAACCCTTAAACTTCAAGAAACACCAGAATATCAACAACGTTTTCTTGGTAACGCTGCACGTATTAAAGCAGGTTTATCTGTTCTTTCACCTAAAGAATATCTTGCAACAGAAGATGCATATCGTCAAATTATGAGAACAACAGGTTTACCTAAAGGTTTTTATGATTCACCAGATGATTTTAGTAAATTCATTGAATCAGATGTTTCCCCAACAGAACTTAAACAACGTGTTGATTTAGCACAAACTGCTATAGACAACGCTGATCCTTATTACACACGTACCCTTCAAGAAATGTACGGTCTATCCAACGGGGATATGATTGCTCAAGTTCTTGACCCACAACGTGCTTTACCATTTATTACTAAACAAGCACAAGCTGTTCAATTTGGTGCTGCTGCAGTTCGTCAAGGTTTACAAATTGCTAAACCTGTTGCTGAACAATACGCCGGTATGGGTGTTACACAACAACAAGCAGAACAAGGCTTTCAAGCAATTGCACAAATACTTCCAACAGCTGAAAAACTTGGTCAAATTTATGGACAAAATTATAACCAAGAACAAGCAGTGTCTGAAGTTTTTGGTGGACCTATGAGTGCTGAAGCAATTCAAAGACGTAAAAGACTTTCCGAAATGGAACAATCAACATTTGCTGGCCAATCAGGCGTAGGTAGAGGTTCTCTATCACGTGGTATGTCAGGCCAGTACTAAAACCTACTAAGCGCACCGGCACTTAGAAGCGTAACCGAAGCCCGGCAGTATGAGCCATCACAGATTCCCCTGTTTGTGTATGTGGCATACGACAACTTAATGAAAGGGAGTGGCTGCAATGGCCAACCAATACGAATACGAAGACGAAACAGAAGAGCAAGATAACGGCCCAGCCGAACTTCGCAAAGCATTAAAGAAAGCACAAAAGGAACGTGAAGCTATTGAAGCTGAACTGTCCCAACTGCGTTCCGATATGCGTTCTCGTTCCGTTAAGGATGTATTGGCCTCAAAAGGTGTACCAGATAAACTAGCGAAACTTATTCCTAGTGATGTGGACACACCTGAACAGATTGATGCTTGGTTAAACGAATACAGTGATGTATTTGGTATTAAGTTAGCTGAACCTGTTCAACCGTCCGTAGATGAAGAAACCGTAAGAGATAATCAACGTATCAACAATGTGACTTCAACAGCACAGAACCCTTCAGGTGAGCAATCACAGCACCAAAAGGTTATGGCTGCTAAGTCTAAAGATGAACTTGATCAACTTCTTTTCGGTCAATCACTTGGGCGTTAAACCGCAACTACTAACAACCTTGAAAGAGGTGAACTAAATTGCCTACAGAAAATTATACTAGCACCAGCACCGCGTCCCTTGGAACTTCCTTGGTACAGACTGCTTACGATCGCTACGTAGAATTTGCGCTTCGCGCAATGCCACTTATCCGTGACGTTGCAGACAAGAAGCCAACCCAACAAGCAATGCCAGGTTCATCTGTCGTATTCCAGTTATACACTGATTTATCGGCAGTAACCGGCACTTTAACTGAAACTGTTGACCCAGATTCAGTTGCCTTGGGTAACACAAGCAACGTAACCGTAACTCTTAACGAATACGGTAACGCTGCAATCGCAACACGCAAGTTAGAACTGTTCTCATTGTCTGATGTTGATCCAGCTATTGCTGACATCATCGCATTCAATATGGCAGATTCTATTGACGGTTTCGCACAAACAGTGCTACGTCAAGGTTCAAACGTTATTTACTCAGGTGGTGGAACAACAACTACTGGTGTAACCGGTGGAGCTGCTTCACAAATCACTTCAGCAAATATCCGTAGAGCTATTGCTAAATTGCGTTCAAACAAAGCTGTTCCACGTATGGGTGAATTATACTGGGTTGGAATACATCCAGAAGTTTCACACGACTTACGTGCAGAAACAGGCGCAGGTGGATGGCGCGAAGCACACGTTTACAACGAATCAGGTGCTGGCAATCTATGGCCAGGATCTATCGGTGTTTACGAAGGTGCAATGTTCGTAGAATCCCCACGTATGTACAACGCTACAGACGGTGGATCAAGCGCAAGAGTATTCCGTACAATCCTTGCTGGAAAGCAAGCATTGGCTGAAGCTGTTGCCGAAGAGCCACACGTAGTGATTGGTCCTGTGACCGATAAGTTAATGCGTTTCCGTCCAATCGGATGGTACGGCGTTCTTGGATTTGCTCGCTACCGCGAAGCTTCCTTGTACCGCATTGAGTCAACCTCAAGCATCAACAACGCCTAATTTAGGCAAACTTGTAGCCCCCATTGGAAACGGTGGGGGTTACACCCTTTAAGGAGAACAATGGCTTATTATTTTTTACCACCTACTGTTGAAGAAGGTCCTGCCGGTGGTGGTGCATTGTTTTTTAGATATAAGTTAACTAGGGCTAATAGTGTTTTACAAAGAACTGACGGTTCTTATTATAGTGTTCGTACACCAAGCGTTGATGAAACACAATCCGCTGCATACTACTATCCAGGTGGACACAAGAATTTGATTTCTGATTCAGAACGTACAAGTTTAATTGCTGCCGGTTACGGCGCTTACATAATAGAGGAATAGATGACACCAGGTAGATATAATATTAAAGTGTATCAAGGCTCAACTTTTAGTCTTGCACCGCAGTGGAAAATTGATGGCACATATGTAAATGTGACTGGCTATACTGCCATTTTGACTGTTAAGAACTCTCCTTCTTCTGAAACATCTATTGTTGTTTTGTCAACAGATAATGGTCGTATCACTGTTGGTACTACTGATGGTAAGTTCACTTTGGCTTTGACTGCTGTTACTACTACTGGTTTGGCTGCAGGTAATTATGTTTATGACCTTGAGGTTACTTCTCCTGGTGGTGTTGTTACACGTTTGTTAGAAGGTGGCTTTATCGTTTACGAGGGAGTTACCTCTTAAATGGCTGAAGTTGTAGAAATACCTAGCAGTACTACTGTTTTAAATATTAATACCCAACAACCCTCTATTACTACTATAGAGTTGCAAGAATCTACCACAACTCTTGATGTTTTGTATGATGAGACTGTTGTTGTTGAAGCTGGCCTTATTGGTCCTCAAGGTATTGAAGGTTCTCAAGGCAGCACCGGTGCAACAGGTCAATCTATTACAGGAGCAACAGGTGAAACTGGTGCAACGGGTGCAACGGGTTCTCAAGGTATACAGGGTATTACTGGACCTACAGGTTCAACTGGCGCTGTTGGTGCTACTGGAGCAACTGGTGACACAGGTGTTACAGGTCCCACTGGTTCGCAAGGTTTGCAGGGTGTCACCGGTTCTACTGGTAGCACTGGACCGACAGGTGCAACAGGTGAGACTGGACCTACAGGCCCACAGGGTATTCAAGGTATTCAAGGTGTAGCAGGTTCTACCGGTTCTACAGGTTCTACCGGTGATACAGGTCCTATTGGACCTACCGGTGTTACAGGACCTACAGGTGCTACAGGTATTAGTGTTACTGGTGTAACAGGTGCCACAGGCAGTACAGGTGCTGGTGGAACATTAGGTTATTGGGGTTCTTTTTGGTCAACCCAAGATCAAGTAGCGGCAAACACAACAACTGCTTACCCAATTACTTACAATAATACTGATCCAGATTCTAATGGTGTAAGTATTGTTTCTAACTCACGACTTACATTTGCGTATGCAGGTGTTTATGATATTCAATTTTCTGCTCAGGCTGACAGAGTATCTGGTCCTCTC